ATATTACTGATCTGGATTTGTTTGTTGGTAGGATGCAGCGGAGTTCAATTCGCACCGGATCATTCTGTAATAGCTTCAGAGCAACTAACTTGTACACCAGACGCAGTATTTATCAACTCATGTCATGGGTGGAAAGTGAATGGATAAGCTAACAACAAAACAAGAGAAGGAGGAAAAAAGACCGCCTCCTATGCCACCTAAATCACCTTATAAAGCAAATGAATAATTTAACGACAAAACAAGAAAAGTTCTGTAAATCTTTTATTGAGACTGGCAATGCTAGTGAAGCATATCGTCGCTCTTATGAGTGTGAAAAAATGAAAGGACCAACTATAAATCGTAATGCTGTAGCTTTACTTGATAACAACAAGATAGCAACAAGAGTAGGGGAGTTACAAACACAATTGCAGAAGAAGTTTGAAGTTACAGTTGAAACTTTAACAAAAGAACTTGATGAAGATCGTCAATTAGCAAGAGCTTTAGGCCAGCCAGGAGCGGCAATTTCAGCTGTAAATGTAAAAGCAAGGATCCATGGACTAGATAAGCAGGTGATGTCCAATGATCCCGACAATCCAATGCCTGCAACAATACAAGTGGAGATCATCAAACCATGAAAAAAATACCAATACCACTAGAGTTTTATAAGCACCAAAAAAGCAAAGTAATACCAGGCTTCATCTTTGGTTTTATTGTTGGATATTTGCCCTATGTTATCCACATGAACCAATGGTTGACGTAACTTTAATTGAGCCAGACGAAGAGACAACTCACCAATGTAGCGTCTGTTCTTTTGATTACGATGAAGTCGATGGTGGGATCGAGGGTTATTTTGGAATATATCGAGTGAATTTCTGTCCTGGGTGTTATTCATCCATGTTGGACCTGGTTCATTATCAACAAATGATCGATGACGAAGAAACTTCGCATACAAATCACTGAGCCGTTCGAGCCGTTCCTAGAACCTTATCGCTATAAAATAGCCCATGGTGGACGAGGAAGTGGCAAATCCTGGGCGATTGCACAGCTATTGGTACTCCAGGCTTACAAACAAAGAACTAGAGTCCTATGCGCCAGAGAGATCCAGAAGTCAATTCAAGATTCAGTGATCCAGCTGCTTGCTGATACAATCGAAAGGATGGGATTACAACCCTTTTTCGATATTCAAAAGACACAGATCGTTGGTAATAATGGATCTCGCTTCAGCTTTGAAGGATTACGATCCAACATAACCAAGATCAAGTCCATGGAAGGTATCGATCGTGTATGGATTGAGGAGGCCGAAAAAGTTACTTCAACTTCCTGGGACACGTTGGTCCCAACGATCCGGGCACCAGGTAGCCAGATCTGGATTTCATTCAATGCTCAAGATCTATTGGATCCTACCTATCAACGGTTCGTGGTCAATCCACCACCCAATTCCTATGTGTGTAAAGTAAATTATTCAGATAATCCATTTTTTCCACCAGAGTTGGAGAAGGAACGGCTGCACCTAAAGAAACTTGACAAAGCTCTATACAAACATATTTGGCTTGGCGAGCCACTTGAGAATCAGAAAGGTGCTTACTATGCCAGGCAGATCGAAGCTGCTCGAGAAGATAACAGGATCACCAAGGTTCCGATTGATCCAGTGTTACCGGTTAATTCATTCTGGGACCTTGGGATTGCGGACGCAACCTCAATATTTCTGGTACAGAGAGCTGGTATGGAGCTGCGGATCATTGGCTATTATGAAAACTCTGGNGAAGGTTTACAGCACTACATCAATTGGNTGCATGATTTTCGAGATAAACATTCAATCACCTACGCAGATCATTGGGCACCGCATGATATTAAAGTCCGGGAGCTGACNACTGGTAAATCTCGCAAGGATCAAGCCAGGCAGATGGGGATTGTCTTTCGTGTGGTCCCTAATCTTCCAATCATGGATGGTATTGAAGCGGCCCGCAGGATCCTACCCAGATGTTATTTCGATGAGGATCGTTGTGCTGATGGTTTAAGAGCTCTGAGTTATTACCGTTGCGAATATGATGAAGATAAAAGAGTTTACAAGGATCGCCCGCTGCACGATTGGAGCTCTCATGGTGCTGATGCTTTCCGCTATTTCGCAGTTGCCTGGATCGACAAGAAGTATGAAGGAGTTACCGGTCCTGCGGTATTGAAACAGGACTGGAGTGTTTTTTGAGTTGGTTGAAAGAAGTCTCATTTCTGGATGATTGGTATTACGAATACACCGATTGGTATGTGATCTTCGAGCATAGTGATATGCCTTGGTTACTCGCAGATCTCTTACAACCAGGCTTTCGTCATGTGTGGGCGGTCCGTTGGGATGGCTTCAATTGGATCGCATTTAATCCACGTCTAGGAGCTACAACTATCGAAATATTACCCTTTGGTCCAAAAGATAAGATACAAAATGTTGTCAATGTTACGAATTGTAGTGTTATAATTCACGTTAATGTGCGGCAAGATCATTCCAGGATCAGAAATCCTTGGCCCACTCTTTTCACTTGTGTTGAGCAAATGAAAGGACTTCTGGGGATTGGAGGAATTAAAACCTGGTGGATATATAGACCGTATCAACTTTTTAAATACTTGATAAAGGAGCCAAGATATGGGGCGCAGATCACCTCCACCACCACCAGAAAAAACTAAAGCTGAAATACGTCAGGAAAAGGAAGATGTAAGACTTAGCGATGAAATTAAAGCTAAAAAAAATGCTATGAGACGCAGTAAGTATGGCCGAGCATCGTTAATTTCGTTTGATGAAAGAGGTATTACAGACACTCTAGGGGGCTAGTGTATGAGCAAATTTGTTATTCCTAAAGAATTAGGAACGGTAGAAGAATTAATTGTTAGGTATGATGCCGCAGTCGCTCGCAAACAACCTTGGATTACTCATTTAAAAGAATGTTACGAGATGGCCTTGCCACAGCGAGAGAATTTCTCATTAAATACACCAGGACAAAAAAAGAACGTGGACATCTACGATTCCACCGCAGTGGTTGGAGTACAGAAGTTCGCCTCCAGAGTCCAGGCCACTTTGATACCACCCTGGAGACAATGGTCCAAACTGGTTACAGGCTCCGAGATTTATGAAGAGGAGGATGAGGTCCAAGAATATCTCGATGAAGCCACTGGTATTCTGTTTGATCACATCAATCATTCAAACTTTGCCACCCAAGCTAATGAAGCTTTATTGGATCTGAGTGTTTCAACCGGAGCTCTGATGCTCGAAGAAGCTGAACCAGGTGGCGATTCATTATTGCACTTCACCGCAGTTCCACTTGCTGATCTATATCCAGAAGAAGGTCCACGCGGAACGATTGAAACGGTCTGGAGATCTCATAGTGTTCCCGCCAGGCATATTGACCGGATCTGGCCGGGTGCTGAATTATCAGAACAAACAAAAAACAAAGTCACTGACAACCCAGATAAGAAGATAACTCTGATTGAAGGTACTATATTCGCTCCAAAAGAGAACGCTTACTATCAATGCGTGATCGAAAGAGAACAAAAGAAGCTCGTATTTGTCCGCTTTTATGAAGTATCTCCTTGGATCGTATTCCGCGAGATGGTTGTACCAGGTGAAATCCTTGGTAGAGGTAGAGTGATGCAGATATTGCCAGCGATAAAAACCGTCAATAAGGTTAGTGAGTTCACCCTTCGCAACGCAGCACTAGCGATTTCAGGGATCTATACGGTTACAGATGATGGAGTGATCAATCCCTACAACATTACGCTGGAACCAGGTACGGCAATTCCGGTTGGTTCTAATGACCATACAAATCCAACACTGCGCCCACTTGATCGAGCTGGTGACTTTAATGTTTCAGATTTGGTTATCGAGGATCTCCGGGAAAGCATCAACAAGTGTTTGTTTGCGGAACCTTATGGAGGTATGGACTCGCCCACTAAGACCGCTACCGAAATGTCAATGCGCGGTCAAGAATTAGTGATGGATGCAGGATCAGCTTTCTCCAGGTTACAGACTGAGTTCCTAGAAAAGATCATTAAAAGGGCAGTTTATATTCTGAAGAAGAACGGCAAGATTGGAGATTTCAAAGTTGATGGTAGAGAAGTTACTATCAAACATACTTCACCATTAGCCAGAGCGCAGGATCAAGAAGATCTACTAGCNATTCAACAATTTATGCAAATGACAATCGGTTTAGGACCAGAAATATTTGGTTTAGGAACCAAGGTTGAAGATCTACCATCTTGGATCGGCCAGAAGCTTGGACTAGACCAAGAATTATTAAGATCTGAAGAGGAGAGAAATGAGTTGCAGGAACAAGCAGCTCAAGTTATGCAAGAACAAGCACAAGCACAAGCACAGGAGACAGCGACAGGTGGACAGCAGTTGGGAGTCGCTTGATCTTAATGGTCCAGCCATTAAGAAAGCACAAAAGAAGAATGAAGCAAAGTCGCGTGAAATAGCGGGACAGTTTAACGAATGTTTTAGCACTGATGCAGGTAAATACGTGCTTGACCGGTTGCGAGCAATAACGCTTGATCGGCCAGTGTTGAACGCAAACTCGTCACAGTTCGGTGCCGGGATAAGAGAAGGTCAAAACATGATTGTTCGACAGATTGAGGAACAATTGGCTTTGGCTGGTAACAAGAAAAAAAAATAATTTAGGAGAGCACAATGAGTGAAGAAGAAACTTTGATTGAAGAAACACCAGTAGAAGAAACAGCAGCAGAAGAAACGGCTGTCGAGGAAACTCCAGTTGAAGCTGCAGCGGAAGGTGAAAAGCCTGAATGGTTGAAAGATAAATATAAATCAGTAGAGGACCAGGCGAAAGCTTACAGTGAACTAGAAAAGAAATTTGGT